TTATACCTCGTTTATCTATCTCTGGAAAAAATACATTTTCGTAGAATTTGTAGAAGTAATCGTTAAACGCAATACTGTCATTTCTCGCACCAAAGTGAGTATCAGTTATCAGTGCTATTTTCATAAAATAATTCTAATCCTTTTGGTTTGGTCTTTTTCTTCTTGGGTTTGTAAACATCTTCATCTGGTAAGAAGTTCTTTTGTAAATAATCTGCATACGGATTATTCTGGATATCTCCATCTTCTTGTGTTAAGAAAACATCAACATTCATATTCTCAATCATCTTATTCTTTACATGAGCCTGTTTCTTCTCTTTTTGTATTCGCCTAAGAAATGCATAATATATTATCTGTGTGAAATATGCAAATGGATTATCTGATTTCTCTGGATTAAAATTATGGACATACTGTAGACAGTTCTCAATACCATCACTAATCATTTCCTCACGATAGGTATAATTAATGAAGTTAGGACGATATGATAAATGAGTTGCAATCTTTAGAAAACATTCACCTATGTAATTAGTTATAGGTGGTGGGTCTACACCAAACTCTTTCGCTTGTTTGCAACCATTATTCCAATCAATCATCGCCTTTAAAAATTCTTTGTTATTTACATAATGGGGTTTTTTACTTTTGGACACAACACTTTCCTTGTTAAATTAACTCATCTTACCAGAAAAGTATAAAGAAGTCAAGTCATTCGATTGTACTTGACAAATGAAGAATCTATGTGTATAATCCACTTGTGGTTCTGTAAGAAATATATTAATGTATGGTTCTTTTAGGTTTATTTTCATTATCTAATTCTTCAATCTCTTCCATAAACTCATCTTCAAGTTGCTTAAGTTGTTCGTCTGTAGGTTCATTCATACCCAGACCTCTCATCATTTGACCAGTTTTCATTTTAAGAACACAAAACTCATAAAACTTAGCGATACCAATAGATGCATCTGCAATTGCAACTATATTATTTTTAATTAGTTGACACGCTTCATTTTCACCATAAGATGTCCAACGAGATAGAGCCATAGATTCCTCCACACCCTTCTTTGATATTCTGGGATAACTATTAATCTTTAATGGATTTTCGACTATTACAGTTAGTGCAGAGTCAGTATCATCTTTACTAAATGTGGTAATAATCTCATCACCATTTGTAAGTTTTACTATCTTTGGTGTCATGGGTCAACCTTCTATTTTTAAATTTTTAATCGTATAATCAAACTCTTCTTCATTATAGATATTTATTCGTTCCATGAAATGACGAAGTGTAAAGTTCTGTTTCGATTTCCATGTAAAGTCATCTGCGATATCTATAAGGGTAGCACCAGTTTTATCATTGGTAGTTCGCAATCCTCTACCAATTGATTGCAGTACCCTAATTCTACTTTTTGAGGGTGAACTGAACACGACATTGTGTAAATTCCTAATGTTAATACCAGTAGAAAAAGTACCATATGACGCAACGATAATTGCATTTTTTTCATTTTCTGTAATCTCACGAATCTCTTCCCTTGTTTGTGTGTCTGTTCCACCATGAACATAGAATACTTTTCTATTCAAGTCTTTCATCATATCATACAGAACAGCTCCATGTTTTTCTACAAATTGAAATAAAACCAGAGTATTACCTTTTAGATGAGTTGTCAAGTTTAAAATAAATTTATTTCTTCTTTCATCACGAACTATCAAATCTACTTCATCTTGATAATTCTGGTCTTTCATAAACTTACAGTCTGCATCTGGGTATTGCAATACTATACACTTTATTTTTAATTTTGCAAGCGTTTTCTTTTCCATCAATTCTTTTGTTGATGTTACCTTATTGACAGAACCAAACAATCCCTCTAATATAAGTCTATGTGTTTGTGTACCATCAAGTGTACCAGTGAACCCATGACGATATTTGGTCATGTGCATTTTGTTCATTATGTTAGTAAGTGACTTTGCTTTGAATAGATGCACCTCATCACCAAGTATACAACCAAACTGTTCAAAGAACTTTCTAGGCATTTTATACAACGACTGCCATGTTGAGATTGTTACTTCACTAGAAATATCCTTTGTATACCCTTGATATATCTTTTGCATTTTACTTTCAAGATAACCATAATCAAGAAAGTCGGTGTACATCTGTTCCACAAGAGATGTTGTAGGAACAAGTATAAGGATTCTGTTAGACTCATACCATCTACTTAACAAATATATTATTAATGACTTACCACTAGCAGTAGGACTAAGAAGAAGGCTCCTATTGTTTCTGATTGCATGAACAACGGCATCAGTCTGATAGTCACGAAGTTGAATAGATTTTCCATTGGATTTAGGTTTAACATTTGCGATAAAGCCTTTGCATACTCCATGTGTGAAAGATGATTGGGTTGCATTTACATCTCCTTTATATTCTATATCTATATCATTACGTTTTGCAAACTCTTGTATATACGGTATAAGACCAAAGTATATCTCACCGTTCATCATATTGTATAGACGTATCTTACCATCCCATATCCTTTTTCTATAGGTAGGCATGAACCTTGCGCCTGGAACTTCAAAGGTAAAAAAATCTGAAAGTTCTCTTGCAATATTTGGTTCTGTGTCTACTTTAACATATACTTCATTCTTTTTTGAAATAATCATCTAAACCTTGGGCCTAAAACCCATCCAACTAAACTTTTGCGTACACCCTTTGTAATTGGTCTTACTCTATGCCAGTAATCTGACTGAAAGAAAAACGCATGATTTGGTTCTCCTTTGATTGTTGTGTATCTTTTTTTATCCTTTGGATTTCCAGTTTCTATGTCAAATTCACCACCCTCAAAATCGTCATTTAGAAATATTGAAAAACTAATTTTTCTAACTCTACCATCTGAATATGGTTGATTGTGTTGGTCAACGTGCCAACCAAACTCATCTTCAACTGAGTATTCTGCATATTGCAAAGGTTCAATCATGTCAATATCAAAATTCCAATCAGCACTTTTATTCGCTTCTTGTGCATATGACAAAAACGTGGATAAAATTTCTTTATCTTTAATCCAACTAATTTTAGTGCTTCTGGAAATATTACCACTCTTACTAACAATTTTTGCATCTTGTAATTTTTCTTCAACGTGTGTAAGAGTTTTTGAAAGAGTTATCTCACCAATGGGTTTTATTATATGTGGAAGTCCGTATCTCATATTGACCCCTCCAGAAATCTTTTCCAGTCGATTGCATTTTTAATTTGAAATCCACGATTGTTTAGTGTCTTCATCACATTTTCTGCAAAGTCACACATCGCATTATGATAATCTACTTTATGTTTTGCTTTGATTAAATCTTCATCACCCTCAAGATACATTGGTATATCTTGTTTCAATACTTTTAACTCAAAAGGAACTTCTGACTTACCAGAGTAATATTCCCACTTATCCCTCAAAAGTTTCTTATAATCAGACTCGACTTGTTTCGATAACAAGTTCCATCTTGTGTATATTTGTAAATATTTTCCGTAGAGTTCTGGGGTTTTTAAAGATTCAATATCTAACTGTTCTTTATCTATCTTTAAATCTTTTTGGGCTTCTTTTTGAAGTTGTTCCAAATCCATATTATATTATCCTCAATTCAATCGTGGTGGTGGTTTGTCTAACTAGTTTCTATATTTTTGAAACGTATCCAAATAAAAAAACAATTTGAACAAGATATAACCACCACCTCTATTATATAGTAAACATTTCATATAACTTATATGAAAAAGTTGCAGTCGCAGTCAAATATGTAATATCTGTTGCTTGTTGGTCAAACTGTAACGCACCAAGTGATACTGGATACAAATCTGAAAAACGCACTTCCATGATAGGATTATTCTTACTTGTCATAATCGTAAGTGTTGCATCACCATACATTGCTTGAACACCAGTTGGTCTGCCAGGCCTTGTTGCATTACCAGTTACAGAATCAGCAGTTGGAAATACTTCTGATTCTTCTTTTCTAAATGATGCGAATTGTGTTCTTGCTTTTGGAAAACCGATACCCACTAACCATTGGTGTAGTTCTTTGTAGTTTTCTAACTTCTCGTCTACGATAAAGGTAATCTCTAAATTATCAAATGTTAACTGGTCACCTTGTGTCGGTATCTCTTTGAAAGGTGTGGGAAATACTGCTTCACCAAGTGTTACGCCTGGAACACTTGCCTGTGTGGTAAAGAACTCCACTTTAGGTAGTTTAGTTATACTGAAC